GGGCTGTTGATCCCGTACCCCGGTGCGCTGACCATCTTTTTGAAAGACTCCACAGGCGACGCGAGCGCTTGCGCTATAGGAGACAGTACCGCTTTGGGAACGACTCCTAAAAACTCCGCTACCTTGTCCATGTCCTGCAGATATTTACTGTCCTTTGCTTTTTCCGCTTCACGAATAGCATCTTGATACGATGTGCCTGCAACAAGCCCGGGGATACTATAGTCATCTACGTAGCTGTTGTCCTCCCCGTTGAACGACACAATCCCCCCGCCGGCATACTTCGTCGGCAGATTCGTCTGCAGTTTCGTCAGCCCGCCTTCGGCGGCGCCTTGGACTTGCGCGGCAGCCTGCAACCCGCCCGGTGCCTGCGCTTGCTGTTGCTGGCTTTGGGCAGGGTGGTTCTGGGCGAACTGCTGCACAAGCTGCTGCTGCATGACCTGCTCGGCTTTCTGGCCTGCAGTCTGCGCCACGGTCGGAGGTGTCTGCCCCTGTGCCAATGCCTGTTGTTGCTGCCAGTGCTCCGCCGCTTTGTCGACAGCCATCTTGGACAACAGCGTCAGCAAGTCCGGCGTAACCCCCGTCTTGGGGTCAGGCGGCGCCACGGGTTTGCGCGCCATGAGGGATTGCGTTGGGGTAGGGGCGCTATTCATCATTTTCAGTTCCTCTTATGGCTGTACGGCATAGTTCAGAGCGGGCAGTGCGGTGAGCCCGTAGGTGGCCGCGGCCTTCGGTGCGTCGCGTGCGGCCAACCAATTAGCGTAGTCGGCGTTGAGGCCGGCTTGCGTAGTTGTCTGCTGCACATTGCCCGCATTGAGTGTTGCGTTGATGGCCGCCAACCCGTAATTCTGGTTGGCGATGGCTGCGCTGGTGCCGTTGTTCGCGCTCGACACACTGGCCTGCGTCTGGTTGCCAGCATTGGCGATGCTTGCCGCGTTGGCGGCGCCTGCCGTGAACTGGCTTGCCTGATTGGTAGCACCGGTGTTCGCCAGATTGACTTGCGTGCCCAACTGCGCGTTGTTGTTGTTGGTCGCGTTCTGGTAGCCCGCATTTGCAATGGCCGCGTTGTTTTGGAATCCAGCATTCGCCAACGTGTTCTGGTTGACGGAACCTGCATTGAACTGCGTTGCGTTGTTGATCGCGCCCGCATTGCTGATGTTGGCCTGCTGTTGGAACCCGGCGTTGGTGGCATTGACCGTATTGTTGGCGTTGGCCACGAACTGGCCTGCTTGGTTCTGGAACCCGGCGTTGGCGATACCGACCTGATTGGCCGCGTTGGCATTGGCGAGCCCTGCCGTATTGTTGGCATTGGCCCCGAACTGGCTGGCGGCAGACTGCAGCCCGGCGTTGGCGATACCTGCTTGGTTGCTGGCGTTGGCCCCGAACTTCGCCGCTTCGTTTTGCGCTGCCTGATTGGCCAAGCTGAACTGGTTTTGCTGCCCCGAGTTGAACATGCTAACCTGATTGGACTGCTGTGCGTTCTGCAGATTTGCCGTATTGGCGGCGTTGGCCGTGAACTGACCGGCCTGATTCTGGAACCCGGCGTTAGTCAGATTGGTTTGGCTGGCCAGCTGTGCGTTCTGCATGTTGCCCGCGTTGTCCATCTGCCCCTGCGCCAGCCCGTATTGCCCTTGCAGGTTCTGGTTTGCCAAGGACTGCTGCAGTCCGACTTGCGTACCGAGCCCCTGCGTTTGCAGATTTGCTCCAAGGTTGGCAGTTCCTGTTTGAATCCCTGCCTGCTGATTGGCTACCTGTGCACCGACCCCCCGCGCCTGATCGGCGTTGTACTGTGCCTGTGCGTTGGTGTAAGCCGACTGTAAGCCTGCGGCCTGAATGTCACCCTTCTGTGCGGCCAGATTCTTCGCGGCTTCTGCATCCATGACAGCCGTGCGGGAACCGCCGAACGCGCCTTGTTTCATCTGATTGCTCTGGCGCTGTGTCGTGGCCACGTCGGCTTGGCGCTGCGCATCGCGCTGCTGATTCTCCACAACCTGCTGCATGTAAGGCGTCATGTACGCCGTGGAGTTCCCATTGTCGATGAAGCGATCGGTGTTGACCTTCTCTGGCCCCGCCATCTGGTACGAATTAAGGTTCGCTTGATAGTTGCTGGTGGGTGCGGCGCCCAGCGTCGTCTTTTCCACTGTCGGTGCAGCACCGGCCAGCGTAGCGTTATAGCCCTGCGAAGTAGCGTCGCGTGCAGTAGCGCGTTCTGCTGCGCCCAACAGGTTGGCGGTGTAGCCCTGCGATCCGGCCAGCGAAGACTGGTACCCCTGCGTCGGCGCTACGTTGGTGGCGCTGGCTGTGTTGACGTTGTACCCCTGCGCAGCAGCCTGCTGTGCGGGCGTGGCTTGCGTGGCAATGTACTGGGCGGCGGGCCCGGCGTTGATGGCCTGCGCTTGTGCAGCGTCGGCTTGCTGTGCGGTGCTCTGTGCCGCGGTGTATCCTTGGGAAGTGGCCGTACCCGCTGCCGCGCCACCCCCGCCAACGGTACCGGAAGCACCCAGATTACCGTACGCGTCGAATGCCTTTTGCTGTAACGCAGATGTACCCGCTGTGAGCTGCCCACCGTATGGCTGCCAGAGTGCCGGATTGTTGGCCACGGCCGTGATATTGGATGCGGCACCGGTAGCGAGGTCTCCACCGGTGGCGAAGTGTTGCACCGCCCCGCCCTTGGCGTAGTTGGCGGCTTTCGCAAGTCCACCAGCTTTCGCAGTGAACGTCTCGGGATTGATCTGCTTACCCTGCTTTTTGGTACCGGTGCGCGCGGTGCGAATGTCGTCCATCATCTTGTACAAGTGCTGCGCGCCTGCGTCAGAGTTGCCATTACCAAGGTGGGACACCACGTCGGCCGGCACGACGAACTCGCCGTGCGCCATTGCCGCAGGCTGCTTGCCATCGATCACCGCCGGGATTTGGTCGGCCATGCCATCAGTTGCACCTTGCAGGTAACGAGCAGGTAGGGGTTGCTGTGGTGCCATGGGGGCTCCTTGCTGTGGTGCCATACCGCCGGCGGCAGCATTCCACGTGTTCATATAGTCTTCGTCAGTCAACGGGTTGCGATACACCGGCACCGTGTAGGGGGCGGTCAGCGACTGTGCGGCCAGATTGGACTTGTAGGTGTCCGTGTTTTTGGCGTTGAGCGCACCTAGTCCAGCCACACGCTTCGCGTCTTTCGCTTGGGCGGCGGATAAAGCAGCGGTGTCTCCGCTGTTGACGAAGGAGTGGGGTGTGAACCAACTGACCCCGCCCGATCCCGGGACGTGTCCGGCAGGCGTAGCAATTGGCGTATGCCCGACCATAGTGCGGTCAGGAACCTGTACGTTGTACGTGCCATTTTTGACCTCCGGGCCTTCGGACAGTTTCTTGATGACAGCAGCAACGGTCAACCCGTCTTTCAAGATGTCTGCGATCTTGAATGAGCCGTCGGCGTTGACGTACTGTTTCGTCAACGCTGCTTTTGTGGAGTCCCACAGACTGGGGGAGCCGACCGCTTCCTTGCCCAAATCCATGCCCCATCCTGCGGAGCCGGGGCCAGCGGTGGGGGCGGACCAAGCGCCTGCGCCTGCCGCAGTCGCTTCCGTGCCTATCCCACTCAGTGCCGCCGCGTCGGCGGTGTTCATGGCTGCCCACGCGTCCGCAGTTAGTGCCTCGGGGGCCAAGGAGGTAAGCCCCGCCCCTGCTGCAGCAGGGAGCCCGCCCGCTGCAGCAGGCACCGCACCAAGATCGATACCGGTTGCAATTTGTTCTGGAACACCAAACGAAAACGGTGCGGAACCCCCCGCAGATGCGGCAGGGCCTACCCCTGTACTCGCGCCCCCAGCCGTACCCCCCAGTGCTCCGCCGAGGGCGTTAACACCTGCATACATGCTGGCTGCCATTGCCGCTGGGCGACCGAGCGTGCGCCACGCCTCGCCAAGACCACCAAGGTCTTGACTTTCAGGATGCGGGTTTACGTTGTCCCATGCGTTGAAATATGGATTCTGATCGCGATAACGATACCCGTCGCCCCAGCCCATCCCGGCGCTGGAAGCGTTAGCCTTCGGGTCAAGATACTTGTCGTAGTAGTCCGCTACCGACATCCCCGCGACTTCAGACGCCGCGTTACCGCCGCGGTCGTTTGCAACGAACACATCACCGTACTTCTTCAGGAAATCGTCCCGCGACATGAACTGCTTTTCGGTGTACGCCTTCTGCGCTGCTTCCCGGGCGAGACGCGCTGCCTCGATCGACGGGTCTACCCAGTTTTCTCCTCCAGAGCTTGTGTAGCCTGTACCGGGGGTGTTGTAGTCATCGTACGGCATAATCGTTCCTTAAACCTTGACTTTCAGCACGTTGCTGGCCGTCGTATCCCTGTAGACATCGCCAGCCCGTAGGGTAGCAACATCCGCTTCTGTTGGCAATGTATTGAGGTCAAAACTGAGCGTTGCGGCCGAGAGCCCCTGCGGGCCTTGCAGAGCGGCAAAGTACAACCGCAAGATGTTGTTCAGCTCGTTAACGTACTTCTGATTGTATTCGCGCGGGGCGACTGGTAGTGCCGGCGGCGCGGTGCGTTGAAAGGTTCCCATGGCTATTTGCGGCCGTCTACACGGGTATCGATTCGCGGGGTGCCGAGCTGCCACGTGGTACCGACCGTATTGGAGCTGACGCCTATGGCCAACTGCCTACCGCGCACGCGCGTGCTCACCTGTCCGGTGAACTGGTCTACGTTGTAGGCACCAACCCGGGTGACTGCTGCGGAGCTGCTACCTCCAACGGAAGGCGGGACGGTATACCCCGAGCCGGAGTTCTTGGCCGGATACAGCGTGAATGTCGCCGTCGGTGTGATGCCCGTAGTAGACGAACCGGCGAACGTAATGTCAGGCAGCAAGCGCCAAATGAAGGCGAAGTTGTGGCCATCGTCAATGTCGAACTGCGCACTGATGACATACGCGTTGATAGCGGTGGCTGGCGTCGTCTCGCCGTCGTCCGTACCGACCTCGTGCTGCACCAAGTTGTTACTGTAAGTGGCTGCAATCGGGTTTGTGTTGAGCCCCGTGTCCAACCATGCAGTGCGCGCCATGGTGCCGTAGTACCAAACATCTTCTGCGTAGTTGTAGACCACATAGCTGTCCACCGTGGTACTGCCTTCGGTACAGTAGAACCACCACACCTCATTGAACCCCTCGTTAGTAGCCGCGAAAATCTGATACCCCTGATCGTGGTCGAGGTCGTCGAACACATACGCGCGCAGGTCGCAGCGCAGCGTCGAAACGGTTCCGTCGTACTTATAGAACTTGTCGATACCCATCCAGTAGGTGACTCCTGCCGCTACGGCGACGCAGTTGGGCCCCGCGCACGAGATGTTGCTGGCAAGGATGTTGAAGCCGTAGACCTCCGGCGCACCCAAGAACTGTTGGGAATACAGCGCGTTGTCCGTCCACACCAGAATCTCTTGGCGTACCTGCATCGCGGCGTAGATCAGGGACCCCGACGACAGGCGATAGCTGCCGGCCAGATTCGTTATCTCCGGGTACCACGACAGCGCGTCTTCTGAGTCAGACCACCGGATCAGTAGCGGGTCGAGCGTTGTGGAATCGATCTCATTGGTGCCATACGCGATGACGATGCGTGTCGAATCGGACACCAGCAGTACGTTTTGCACAACCGGGACGTAGGAGGCGCCGGAAGAAAGGGCGAGGTTCGTCGCTCGTGTGCCGGTGCCGGCGCTGGAGTCCCAGTAGTAAATCCCGCCTCCGCGCGGGCCGAACACAAGGTCTTCCCCGTAATTCATCTGCGACCAGACACGCAGCGGCACCCCCGCCGCTTGCGCCGAGCTGCCCCAAGTGCTGGAACTCCAAGGCCCTGCGCCCCACCCGTAGGCAGGCTGCTGCACTTCCGTACCAGTGTTGATCTGATAGTCGGGCTCGACGTTGGCCCCGCCGCCAGACGCCGTGGCGTTGGACGCGGATGCGGCTGTGATGGTGTATGTGTTGACGTCCGTCACCGATGTGATCTGGTACTCGCCGCTGATCGTCAGCCCGCCGATAGCCGTGGCTCCGCTGAAGGTAACGAAATCATTGACCCGCGCGCCGTGCGCGGCGGCCGTAACAGTTACCGTGGTGCTCCCGTTGACAACCGCAAAGGGGTTGTTGGCCAGCTTGACGTTGTAGAAATAGTAGACCACCGTTACCGCCGCGCCGCCGGCGCCCGCCACTGTTGACGTGGCTGCCGTAGCCACGGTAATGACGTAGTTGTTGGCATCCGTGATGGACGTGATGATGTGTGTCTGATTCAGGTCGAGCGCGGGCACGCCGCCGATCAACTCACCGCCGGTGAACGAAACAAGGTCTCCAGCAGCTGCCCCGTGCGCTGTATCTGCCACGCTAACGGTGGTGAGCCCGTTGGAGGTCGTGAATGGATTGGCCAGCGCCGCAGTGGCAGTCGGCAAGCGCAGCGGCGTGATGTCGTAATAGGTCGTGTTCTGCAGCGTATAGAACTTCAAGTTCGTACCGACACCGGTGTTCTTGAGCTGGTTGAGCGCCGTCCATGTCCAGAGCGAGCGGCAGACACCGAGGTACGTCGAAGACGTGACCTGCTCCCAGCCACCGATTACTTCAGGGGTACCTTGGCGAAAACGTATTTTGTCGGACTCAAACCACCCGCCTTCTGACTGGTATCTTAAATTTTCCCGGTTGATCCCCGGCTTGAGTCGAAGCGCTTTGAGGGGCACGGCAGTCTCCTATTTAGGCCAAGCCTCTATTATCGTTCGGATGTCGCTGGAATGGAGCGAAGCCTTTGCCGCCAAGATTCGATAGCTTTCTGTGCTTGCGTCGAATAACTCTCCGAGGGTATTGGCTCGGAGAGTGCAGGCATCGAGGGAGGCGGAGGCATCTCGCACGGTGCGGGTGATTTCGTCGCGCAAGCTGTCAGCAGCAGCACGAGCACTATCAGAATCCCGGCGGAGAGCAGTGCTTCTGGCCACTCCGTTGTTGACCGCATTGATAACGGCTTGATCGTTGCGAGTGCGAGTCGCTCCAATGAGGCGCTGATTTTCGAGAGTAGCTTCAACACGATCTTTCTCCTCAGAATCTGCACGCCATGATTGAATCTGCCAAGCTACACCGAACCCAGTGGCCGCGCTGGCTACGGCGATGATGCCTGCAACAATTAACTGCGGGGGCAACATTGGGCAAACTTCATCAACGCGGGCCAAGTGCCAGTTTCCTGCGCCGCCGCGATGAGCGCATCGTCGTCCAACCCGCCGGACAGCTTCCGCAAACCGTCGACCAGCCCGGTATCAATCGCGCACTGCAGCAGCCGCTGCTCGTACGGTTCTGGTGGCGCAGCAACCGGATTGCCCTCGGCGTCCCATGTTGCGCTGGCATACCAATCAAGGTAAGCCGCCTTGTCCGACCGCACATAGGTGGTCAGCTCGTAGATCATGTTGCCGGGAACCTGCAGCGCGGTGATATACAGCCATGCGCCTTCTGTGATGACGACAGGAGAATCCAGCTGGCCATCGCTCAACTTCATGGCGCCTGCCGACGCAGGGGTATAGCAGGGTATCTCCGCACCTTGCTGCAACAGTGTCAGAACGGCGCTACGGTCGATGGCGGCTGCGTTCTCTGGTGTTACATCGGCTACAGTGCCCGTCGGGGGCTGGCCCAACCGCATCAGCGCCTTGCTCTCTGGCGGGCTGGCGTAGGTGAACATCGTTGACTGCAAGCAGTTGGTACCGGGCGGCAGCCATACGCGCCACTGCAACTGCGTGGTGCTACCAACCTTGCTCGACATAGATACCGCGCCGCTTTCGTCTGCGAGAAACGGGGAGCCCGGTGCGAAGACGTCTTTGAAATCTGTGGTGCCCCGGTTAACGAGGGCTAAGCAGTCAGTCATGCAATTCCCCTTAAACAAAGTTCTGTTTCCATGGCCCGGCGCTTCGTCAGTCCGGGCAGCTCAACCGAAACTCCTGCAACGCGAGCGCGGTTCCATCGTCCAAGCTGCATGCAGGCTCCGATGATGTTTCTTTCGGCAAGGAATCGGGCGGCGGTACTTCGCTTGGAGTCGCAGGCAATGTGCTCTCCGATGTTGTAGGCTGCGTCTGAGAAAGCCGCGAGGACTTCGGGTGGCAGTCCCGGTCGACAGCGGTCCACTGCTTCAATGACATTTGACATCTCCTTGGTAAGCAAGGCTTTGCATTCTGGTACGGTGCGGAAATCGCCCATCTTTACACCTGTGGTGCTACCGAAGCAGATGGTAGGCAATCCAATGGGGTCGCGGTACGCCCACTGTCGCAGCCCTTCTGCCGGAACCGCGAGCGCGGTTGCCAGCACAAGAGCTATGGCTTTGCGGTTGTCAGTCGCCATTGTTCCGCAGCTCGTAAATTGCAAGCGCAAGGATGCCGAAGCCGCAAACGGCAATGGCCCAGCTAAGAATGCAGAGTGCTTTTTCAATCATGGTGGGGGTTTTCCGTACTTGAATGTGAGCCACAAGCCGATGGCCGCAGTTGCGATACCGGCAATCCATTTGAATACTTTGCCGAACAGTTCGGCAAGGCGAAAGAACGATTTACCGAGCGTGAGGATGTCGAGGATTTCCTCGGTATCCGCAGCGGTCTTGTCGGTCTTGGCCGTGTTGGCGTCCAATTTTTCCTCAAACCGCTTGTGCGTTATGGCCATCGCCTGCTGCCCCTGATGTAACTCTTCGATCTTTCCGGCGGTTACCATTTTCAACTCGTTGATGATGCCTTCGATTCGATGCATTCTGACCGTCCCGTCTGTGAATCGTTTTTCAACCAGCAGCATGTTTGGACAACTGTCCGGCGTGTGCCCGGCAGTTCGGCGCTCAGGGCCCGTGTAATTCAGCGGTGCTGCAATCATGCTTCATCCTTTTCGTAAGTCCAGACCACACCCTTCACGATCACGCCTTTGTAGATCGTGCCGTAGAAATCAAGCGTTGGCAGGTGCAGCTCTTTAGCTGCGACCTTCCACATCGGTTCATCGGTGCTTAGGTCTTGATCCCAAACGGCACTGGCCAGATCGGTGATCGTCCCCACCACATTCAGCACTTCCACAGCAGGCGTTTGCCAGTCGGTGTACTCCAGCATCAACGGGATGGTAAGTTTGCCGTTGTCGAACTTCGGCGGGTCTGCGGGGGTGTACCCTGGAAACGGAATGAACCCGAATGGGGACTTTGTGTACTTGTGCAGCTGGGTGAACTTAGGCAATTCCTCCCAAGGCCAGTAGTCAGTGACTAGCCCCGAACCTTGTATCAGGAACCCTTTGTCTTTGTCGTAACCGATGCAGGCTTCTACATGCTCCATGGCTACACCGTAGCGGTCGGTGATAATGGCCGAACCTTGGCAGATGGCGCGCATCAGTCCCTTCTTGCCGTTGATGCGCTCGGTGGCGAACCCGTCCGCGTGCAGCGAGCCGTACTGGAGTGCATCCAGCCCCGGGGGCTGCAATGGGAACCCTGCAAAAGGATAAAGACCGTCTGGGCAGTAGCCGACGCGGTTGGCCGTGCGGATGGCCTCTTCGACCGACACCCGCCGCTTGTCCATGTAGTAGTAGCAGAAGTAGGGGCTGATCTGGATGTTGATGCCTGCTCGGTGTGCCGTGGCTTCGGCCGACGAGCTGAAACCAAAGCACGTGCAAGTGTCACCCGCTTGCATCTCCTGCCGCGTCCACGGGTTCAGGAACGATGCGCTGTCGGGGAAAACTTCTTGTTGCATCATGTGATGTTACCGGTGATGGTGCCAACGGCATCGTACGTTATGTAGCTGTTGCCGTTTATGGCGTTGCCTGTTATGCCGGAAGTACCACTGGAACCGCTGCTCCCAGCACTATCCGCGCCGTTGGCCCCCGCCCCGCCGCCCGCGCCGCCTGCACCGCCGACAGTCCAGTAAATTGGTGGAGGAGGGCTGTTTGGCCCCGTCGTAGTGCCCGCACTACCGGTACTACCGGCGCTACCAGACCCTGTGGAGCCCGCAGCCCCCGCCGACCCGTCGTACGGAAAAGTTTCGTTTACCGTTGGGTACGTCGTGTATGAAACGTAATTCGTGTACCCGCCATTACCGCCGTTACCGCCACCCCCGCCTGTACCGCCGGCAGCAAAACCGCCTGCGCCTCCACCACCCCCTGCCCCGCCGAGGCCGCGAATGATGGTTCCGAGATTGTTTAGCGTGACTGCGTACGCGGCTACAAAAGCCGTTCCGCCGTCGGTGCCGTTTGTGCCATCACCCCCGTTTGTAGAACCCGACGCGTCGCCCCCGGGACTGCCCGGACTGCCTGCACCGCCCGCACCTCCTGCGACACCCGCCGCACCACCTGCACCTCCTGCACCGGGAGTGCCGGGAGTTCCGTTACTACCCGGACTGCCCGGACTACCCGGAACTCCCGTTGCCCCTGCAATAGTGGCGTTGTTGGTGACATAAAGCGTACTGCCCGGTGCCCATCCGCTGCCGGTAGTAAAGGCCGGAGACGCGCCACTGCTTGATCCGATGTTGGAGTTGATTGTGCAGGTCACTATCACCGGATAGCCGGGGCTGCCTGCGGCGGCAAACATATCGTAATTGTTCGTCGCCCCCGGGGCCAGATTTATCGTCGTAGGCCCCTCCATCATGGTGATAAGCGCGCCGAGCATTATGTCTCCTGCTTCGCGGCTACCAAGTCCCATTTGGAATCGGTAGCGTTCCAGATAAGCCCGAGATACAGCGTCTTGCTCAACACCGTTGTCGTCGGCAGCGAGGTACCCATGGCGCGGAACTGTGAACCGTACGTCAGCGCGCGGGCGGTGCCGTTGTCCTTGATGCGTATGAGCAGTGGTTGACCCTGCGTAGGCGTACCTGAGGGGTTGTTGAACAAAAGCGCCCCGGCTTGCGCGGTGACTATGAACATGTCCAGCGTGTCGCAGTCAAGGCTCGTGCCGGTATCCGTCGTGTAACTTGCCGCCGCTAGGGTGCGTGGTGTGACTCGTTTGTTTGTCAGCGTCTGTGTGCCGTCGAGCGTGGCCATTGTGGCGGTGGCGGCAGGGAACGTTAGCGTGTAATTCGAAGCCCCGGCGTTGGCGCTGGCAAAAGTGGTAACCCCTGTGCTGGAGCCGGTCAGAATGATGCCTGACGCGGGGAATGTCTGCGCTGCGCTCCATGTGTTTGCACCGAGTAGCGCGACCGTGCCGGTGGCTGCGGGGAACGTGATCGTGTAATTTGACGCCCCTGCGTTGGCGCTGGCGAAGGTGGTGACCCCCGTGCTGGAGCCGAGCAGCTTCAATAGGCTATTCGTGAATGTGTTGGAGCCTGTCCAGACGTTGGTGGCACTCAACAAGCTCAGCGGGGCGGAGGTCCATGTTGTGCCGTTCGACGTCAGCACATTCCCGCTGGTGCTCGGGGCAACCGCCTGCGGCGCCGACGTACCATTTCCCAGTAACACGTTGTTGAGTGTCAGCGTGGAGGCCCCGGTGCCGCCAGAAGCTACAGGAAGTGCAGTGCCAAGCGTCAGCGCCGAGAGGTACGTTTCAGCCGAGACCACATCCGTCCCGTCGCAGTACAGCACCGCGCGGGAGCCGTTGGGCACCGAGATACCTGTGCCGGCCGAAGTCTTGACCGTCTGGGCGTAGCCCCCGGTTGAATTGTTGTAGACGATGTACAGCTTCGACAGTGCCGGCACAATGATGCTGCGCGCTGCACCGGGCGTACCTCCGATGGTCAGAAACATGCACCGCGCTTCGTCGGTGGCGCCGTTGGCGGTCGAGAGGGTGTAATCCGCGGTGGTCATGGACAGACTGGCGAGCCCGGTGATCGCTGTGTCCACCAGCGTAGTGATGCTGTTGTTTACCGTGTCACCCCATGTGCCAGATTCGGCCCCGGTAGTGGGCAGTGCCAGTCGCAGGTTGCTTGTAAATACCGTGGCCATAAGGGCTCCTTAATGTTCAAATTATAGTTGTCCACCCCGGCGTTTGGGTAGTATCTATCGGCCCCCACACGAGTACGCTTCCAACAGCACCCGTAGCAGCCACTCCTGTAACGGCGACGCTCATTTCAGGCCACCCGGATCACGGCAGTTGCCGCAGCAGCGGCAGGGAATACGACAACGAAATCAGTAGCGGTAGCGGTCTTGTCCGCGCCGAAGTCCAGTACGGCAATAGCCCGGTTTGCTTTGGTCGAGTTGTAAATCAGCGCCCCGCGTGCCGTAAAACTGGCCCCGGCCCATGTAGCATCGGTGAAGTCACAGATGCCGGTCGTACCGTCAAGCGAGATGGTAGCCCCCGCGAGCGTGGCGCCCCCGGCCGAATACCCCGTCCCCGAGACCTCGTTGGTAGCGGAGTATGCAGTCGTTGCCGCACTGAGCGTAGCGCTGCTGGTGTACAGGGCGATCTTGATGACGTCGGTGTCGAGGGCATGGATGCCGCCGAGCAGCTCACTTTTGAAGCTGGAACAAAGCGCTTGGGATATAGCCATGGGGTTCTCCTAAATTACTGCACGGGTATCCGCGCCTGCCCATTACGGTAATTGTCTTGGCGTTCTTGGCCATCACAGAGCCGTTTGAGCTGTGCCAGCGCTTCCATGTACTTCTTCTCGTACAGCGCCAGCAGGTCTGCTTCGCCTTTCAGGAAGGTGTACGCCTCGACGATCGTTCCGTAGAGCAGCACCGGGTCATAGTTGTCCCCGAGCCATGTCGTGCTGGCCGTAACAATCGACTCAGGGTAGTAGAAGTAGTGCAGCTCCGTGCTGTACGCAGCGTCGGGTGTTGGACCCAAGATGAAGGTCAGCTCTGTCGGTGCGTCAGAACGGCTGCCGAACAGGGCGTAGTATTTTGGAGTACCGGTGGCCGTTGGGATGGGGTACGCTTCGCGGATGAAGCTGACATCCTTGTTGAGCAGGTACGTGTAGGCACCTGTTGTCGGGGAAATGACTGCTATCGAAGCTGTGGCAAGGTAGTCCGTGGGGCATGTCAGGTAGGTGTTGCCAGAGGTTGTCGTTCCGGTGACGTTCTTGCGCAGCGCCGGGATGCTGCTCATGTTGTAGATTCTTGTCTCTGCTTGACGCACGAACGTGTTCATGTCCACCGTCTCGAAGGTTTCTTCTAAAAAATCAGAAACTGCTATTACGAGTTCAGAGTAATTCATGTCGTTGTAACCGTAACGGTCCCCACGTAGCCTGTTGCCAGTAGTGTATCCGGCGTAAGTGGGTTCGTCACCCCTACCGGATTCCATCCCCAAGCGATGTCGCGACTCTCTTCAGGGTAGTCGGGCCGGGGGTTGCGCAAGGCCTGCGGATCATAGACCGGGAAGGTACCAAGCATCAGCTGCGGCTGATCGGGCGTCCAGCACTGCCGGCACA